GTAATTTTTGCATAATATAATTTGTCCAGGCCTATCGTTGCCATAGTTCATTCCTCCTTATCTGACGTATTCTTTCGCCACGTCCAGGCTGTAATGGTAGTATCCTGTGTCTTCTTCAAGTTCTAAAAACCTCCGCTCCGTGATGATGAAGTCCTGCTCCAGCAAGATGTCCGTCAACCGTCTTTTCCAAAGAAGATAGTTTTCCTTGCTGAATAGTGAGATGCGGACTTCCTCCGTCTCCACTAACGGTCTGTTGTCGGCATAGAGTAACAAGTCATCATAAAGCGGTGTAAAGACGAGGTAGGTTTCCGGTGCCTTCTTTTCAAAAGAAACGGCTCCTGACGAAAGTCCTAACTCTTCTGCTATTTTTTTCAGTTCCGCTAATGCACTCATATGTCAAGCTCCCTTTTCAGCGTCTCTTCCATCGCATGGATAGCAGGCTTTCTTGCCTTTCGTCTGGCAGGCTTCATCCAGGGCTTTGCCTTCTGACCGGACTTTCCGTACTCCAAGACCTGGGCTTTCAGTGCATTCGGCACACCCTCACGGTCTTTGGAATCTCCGACACCCACCCGGATATTCCACTCGCCGTTTCGATCCTGCAAAGCCGGGGTGATGCCAAGGCTTCTTAAAAGGTCGCCCTTGGAGCGGGAAGGGTACTTGGTATCTTTTCCGATCCGGCCTTCAAGGTTTGTTTTCATCGCCGAGAGCACGACCTTGCCGCCGCTTTGTAAGATCTTAGGAGCGGCTTTATCAAAACGGTCACCGAGTTTCGAGAGCTTATCCAAGAACTCATCCGGCATTTTCATTTCGCACTTAGCCATCCTTTACCACCCCTTCCGTATCGACTCTTTCAGCCAAAATCTCCCAATAGAGCCCTTTTCTTCGGATGTCTTCCACGGAGAGGATGTTGTGCCTGCCGTCTTCCGTTACCACGACGCATCGGGTATCAAGTGTGATGCCGGGAACCCGCCTGATTCTAAAAAGCGTCGTTGCTGTCGAAAAAAGACTTCGATTCTTCCAGGTCTCGCTCCCGTAGCGGTCTTCCCGGTAGGCTCTGACACTTGCAAGAAAGACATCTCGCTCCACCGGAAAGCCGTCCGGATCCGTTTCCTGCTCCACACGAAAAAGCTCAATGAAGTGATTTAGTTTAATGCTCATAGGATCACATCCTTATCGCCCTGAAGAAGAGTTTTAACCGTCTCCCAGACCTGCCTTGCGGCTTCAGGAGAATCGGAAAAGAAGCCGGCCGTTGAACCGTCCCTTGATTCATAGAAGAAACTTGCAAGGACGATCACAGCCTGCTTGGTACTCTCCGTCATCGGGTTTTTCAGATAGTAATCCGGCCCTTTTTTCTGGTATCCCTCTGCATAGGAAATCGCAGAGGAAAGGCAGCGGAGCATGAGGGGATCGTCCGCATCATGCTCCACCACCAGATTTTCTTTTAACGGATAAAGAAGATCCTCTGCGTTCATCCTTATCCTCCTTATACGCCGGCCTTCATCTGCAAAAGCTTCACGCTCTCAGGCAAGATGAGTTTTCCGTCCACGCGCTGTGTCGCCTTAAAGCCGACTTGACCCGTCGCGGCAAAAAGCTCGTTTAATCTTTGGAAAGACCTGCCTTGACGATCGGCAATCCAGTAATAGGAGAAGTCGCCGAAAGCAATCGCAAGAGCTCCCGCTTCCGCTAAGGGCACAAAGCTTGACGTATAGACCGGACGATTGAGGATGGTATCCGGCGTACCTGCCGTGAGTGCCGGCTGCCAGAGATACTGCCCGGTCGTGTCTTTCAGCTTTCGAATGAGCTTCACCGTCGCATCGTTCATGATGAAGACGGCATTTTTCCTGTACGGCGCACGAAGCGAATAGAAGAGGTCAATCAGCTCATCGGCTGTCACTGCCTTGTCCGAAGCGGCTGTAACGCCTACTTCGCCTCCGCCCGTAGTTTGGAAAACGCCTACAGGCTTGCCCACACCGTCACCGATGAGGAAGGCCTCCTCTTCTTTAGAGCCCATGCGTCTTCCGAACTCTTTCGCAATATAGCTTTCCAGGTCAAAGACCGAGTCGTTTAAGAGCTCTTCGGAGACTTTCAGCATGGTCGCCAGCTTATAGGCACTGATGGAGACCTGACCGAAGGCGGGATCGGATTCCGGGATAGCCGCTTCCTCATCCACCCAGCTGGCTGTGCCTTTCGTCGCAACAACAGGGATTTTGCGGTCACCGGAGGAAGTCTGGATGACATGAGCAAGCTGTCTGAAGATGTTTTCTTCTTCCAGGGCTTCTACCAGAGTTCTTTCAAACTCATCCGGGGCCAGATAACCGCCCTCGGAGTCGGTGCCGACCTGCAGGGCATTGGTAACAGGGGCGTTTTTCTTGCGCATAAGGTTCCAGAAGTCCCTTTGATAAGCGTCACTTCCTCTGCCGGTCTTGTCCTCTTTGTCCTGCACGGGATTTCCCACCACCGGTCGGCTGATCGCTTCACCAAGCTTCATGTCCATGTCTCTTTGGCGTTCGAGCCTGTCGATTTCTTTTCCGAGGTCTACAACTTCCTCTTCCATCTTTTCGTAAGCCGCCGTGTCTTCTGCTGAGACGATGCCTTTCTCGTCTCGCTTGTCCTCTAAAAAGGTCTTGGCCTTTTCCCAGGTTTCAAGGCGCTTGTTTCTCAGTTCCTGAATTTTGTTCATTTCTTCGTCCTCCTTAATGACGTAAAAGTTCGAGCCGTTTTGTAAGCTCTTTGTATTTCGTACCTGTTTCTTCCAAGTTGTCCGCTTTTTCATCGGATCCCGCTTCTTCCTCTTTCTTTGCTAAAACCGCATCGGCACTGATCTTGTTTAAGACCGTGCTCATCATCTTTCTTGCGGCAAAAGCCATACCTTCCTGAGCTTCTTCATCCGCTTCCTCCTCTTCGTCGTCGCCGGTGAAAAGAAGGCGATCACAAAAGCCGAGTTCCTTTGCCTTCTTTGCATTCATCCAAGTCTCGTCATCCATCAGGCGAGAGATTTTATGCCTGGAAAGCCCGGTTTTTAGTTCATAGGCGTTAATGATGGATTCTTTGACTTCGTCCAAGATGTCCAGTGCCTTTTCCATCTCGTCTTTCCAGCCGTAGGCGGAAGTTTCGGGATTGTGAATCATCATCATGGAAGAAGGACTCATCAACACCTCACCGCCCGCCATCGCAATGACGGAAGCGGCAGAAGCGGCAATGCCCTCGATTTTCACCGTGATTTTGCCTTTGTGATCCATGAGCATGGTGTAGATCTGTGATGCCGCAAAGACATCGCCGCCGGGTGAATTAATCCACACCGTCATATCCCCTGGATGACTTTCCAGCTCCGATAAGAAAAGAGCCGGTGTGACTTCATCGCCAAACCAGCTCTCTTTTGCAATCGGACCGTCCAGTCTCAGGATGGTTTCTTCCTTTGGATCTCCTCTTTGAAAGACCCAGAATTTACGTTTCTCCATCGCTTTTCACCTCCTTGCCGGAAAAGATGCCGGCATCTTCAAGTTTCGTCATGTTGCCGTTGATCAAGTACAGATCGCCTCCTTCTTCTTTTGGTATGAGATTCATGTTTTCAAGCCGCCTGATGTCGTTGGCACTCATCCAGCCGTTTTGCCTTGCCGTTGCATAGCCCCTCATTCGGCTTTCATAGTCGCCCCTTAAAAGCCCGTCGACATTGAACTCAATGAAATAACGCTGCCTTTCAGCGGGATATAAAAGAGCCTTGTTCATGGCCTGCTCAAGCCGTACCAGCCAGGGCCTTATCGTGTGAACGACAAAGCTGATGGACTGGTGTTCGATATTAGAAAAAGTCGCCTTATCGAGGTCTGCCACTAGGTGTGGCGGCACTCGGTAGATACGGCAAATTTCTTCCGTCTGATACTTTCTTGTCTCAAGAAACTGTGCTTCATTTGGCGGAATCCCAATCTGCTTATAGGTCATGCCTTCTTCCAAGACAGCGACTTTATTGGCGTTTCCCGAGCCCTTAAAAAGCTCGTTCCAGCTTTCTCTCACCTTGGACGGGTCTTTAAGGGTTCCCGGATGCTCCAAAATACCGCCAGGAGCGGCCCCGTTTTGAAAGAAACTCGCACCGAACTCCTCGGTTGCCATCGACATGCCGATAGCGTTTCGTGCCATCGCAATCGGTGAGTAGCCCAGCAGTCCGTCAAAGCCAAGCCCCGGGATATGAAGAATTTCTTCTCTTCGAAAGGCAATGTTTTTCATCCCGCTTTGGTAAAGGTAGATGAGTTCGTCCGTCTCCGCCCGGCTGACCTGCATCTTGTCCGGCATCAAAGGATAAAGCCCGATGATTTCGCCGTGCCCGTTTCTTACAATCTGGGCATAGGCATTGCCCCATAAAAGAAGATGGGTCATCAGGGTTTCCCGGAAGATGAAGGATGTCATTTCCGGATTGGGGCTGTCGTGCAGGAGAAAATACAAGGGATGGAGTGTATCCCGCCTTTTTCCTTCCTCGACATGTCGGTAAAGATGCAAGGGCAGACTTGCAACAGTCTCTGCAATTACTCTGACACAGGCATAAACCGCCGCCGATTGCATGGCATTTTTCTCCGTCACCTGTTTTCCGGAAGAAGACGGAGCAAAGAAAAACCGGAACACCGACGGTTTGGTCAGCTCCGGTTTATCCCTGCTTTTGAATAGGTTCTTTAAAAGTCCCAGAGGACATCACCTCCTTATCGTTTCTAAAAGAGCAGCAAGCCCCGCTCATCGTATACAGAGCCGAGGTCGCTTCCCTGATTTCGGATCGCCCGGTCAAGCGCCATGATAAGCGCCACCGCTCCGTCAATCCGCTCGGTCGATTTTTCCTTGTCCGGCTTAATGTTGCCTGCCGGGTCAGTTCTTACGAAAATATTATCCACGCACCAGCGAAGGACAGGATGTCCTCCGTGAGCAAGTTTTTCTTCCAAGACCAGCTTCATCAGCTCCTTGGTCGGAGGGCTCATGTCCTTGTAGCCCTGGCCGAAGGGAACGACGGTAAAGCCCATATCCATAAGGTTCTGACTCATCTGCACCGCACCCCAGCGGTCAAAGGCGATCTCTTTGATGTTGTACTTCGTACCGAGGTCTTCAATAAACTGTTCGATAAAGCCGTAATGCACGACATTTCCTTCGGTCGTGAGAAGAAAGCCTTCTTTTTCCCAGATGTCATAGGGCACATGGTCTCTGCTGACCCGAAGCGAGATATTTTCTTCCGGTATCCAGAAAAAGGGAAGAACGAAATAGGGCTCGTCTTCCGTTTCCGGAGGAAAGACCAGGACAAAGGCCGTCAGGTCTGTGGTGCTTGAGAGGTCAAGCCCGCCGTAACAGACGCGGCCTTCGAGTTTTGTCTCATCAACTGCTATGGTGCAGGCATCCCACTTTTCCATCGGCATCCAGCGGACGGATTGCTTCACCCATTGATTAAGCCTTAATTGACGGAAGATATTTTCTTCCGCCGGGTTCTGTCTTGCACTGTTGCAGGCGGTCCTTAATTTTTCAATATCGACGGTAATGCCAAGAGAAGGATTGGCCTTTTTCCATACTTCTTCATCCGTCCAGTCTTCCTCCTCGTCCGCTCCGAAGATGACAGGATAAAAGCTCGGATCCCGTTTTCTTCCTGCAAGGATATCTTCCGCCTTTTGATGGACTTCCCAGCAGATGGAGTGCCTGTCTGTTCCTGCTGTTGTAATCAGAAAATAGAGTGGCTGTTTTCTCGCATCGCCAGAGCCTTTGGTCATCACATCGTAGAGCTGACGGTTCGGCTGAGCGTGAAGCTCATCAAAGACCACACCGTGAACGTTAAGCCCGTGCTTGGTATAGGCTTCTGAGGACAAGACCTGATAGAAGCTGTTTAAAGGCTTATAGATAAGGCGCTTTTGTGAGATCAAAGGCTTGATGCGGGCTTTCAGCGCAGGGTTTTGTTCCACCATCTGCACCGCCACATCAAAGACAATGGATGCCTGCTGGCGGTCGGCGGCACAGCCGTAAATCTCACCGCCGTGTTCGAAGTCGCCGCAGGTAAGGTAAAGGGCAATGGCTGCCGCAAGTTCAGACTTGCCTTGCTTCTTAGGAATCTCCACATAGGCCGTATTAAACTGCCGATAGCCGTTCGGCTTCAAAATGCCGAAGAGGTCTCTTACAATCTGTTCCTGCCAGTCAATCAGCTCAAAAGGTTTGCCGTACCATTCGCCTTTGGTATGTTTCAAAAGACTGATAAAGGTAACGGCACGGTCTGCCGCATCTTTGTCGTAACGGGAGGAGGGAAGCTTAAATTTTGTCGGTTTGTAGTGTTCTAGTTTTCGCATCCAAGCCTCCTTTACGCATAAAAAAACGACCCTTCAAGGCCGTACCACGAGCAAAAGCCCCTAAGGGCTGATGCTTTCTATTTTTTCTTTTAGTTAATCCTGCTTAAAGCACCACTTGATGGCATGACCGCTGTCAGGAAAACTCTCATCGGCTTCTTTAATCAGTGAAAGTCTTGCTTCAATCCTGCTCGGAGCATCTTCCAAATCCACCATTTCGTAAATCTTCGCAGAGTATTTGCCGTATCGGTCCATGTCTGTTACAAAAACCCGCTCTTTCCATTGCACTATGGCGCCATAGCAGGGGCTGGTCTTCATGGCCTGTTTTTCAATCGTTGTAAACTCGCTCATTTCTTCAGGCTCCTTTTAAGGTACTCATTCCAGCTGATTTTGCCGTCTTCATAGTCTGCTTTGGCAGGATCCTTTTCTCTTTCTAAACGCTTCTTTTCGTTCCTTCGTCTCGTTGCTTCTAAAAAGGTCTTTCTCTTCAGTTCCTTGTTTGTCATGGTCTTTTCCTCCTTCGTTTTTGTACGTACATATTCGCTCTAAAAGAAGAATAAGCCAAGTCCTAAAACCCTTTATTTGCGAGGTTTTCAGGGATATTTTGCACAAAGATACACCTCTTTATTTGTCGCTGACCGACAAGTATTTCTCATCACCCGTGAAGATAAACTTTGAGTACTTGTCTCGGTGTTCTTCGATGAAAATCACAAGCTCGTAAAAATTCATCTCATTGGCGATGTACTGCACCGTGCGGCTATCCAGCATATTGGTCTTTCCGCTGTCACGGACGGCTATAATCTGTTCTTTTAAGCTCATCGGTCAATCCTCCTTACCAAGTCTTCACCGTAGACGACATTCAGCCCCGAGCCGTTATCCCAGTTGACTAAAATGCTGCCGATATCATCCACGGCAATGACTGTGCCTTTTGTTCCGACAGGAGGTGCCTGCGGATCGTCCATCTTTAAAAGTTCTACTCTGGCTCCCTTCGGATAGGATTGTCTTAAACCCTCAAGGGTATATTTATTAAGCGTTCTCATGAGCTTCCTCCTTGGAATATCGATGAGAAGAAGAACCGCGTAGGTGCTTCAAGAGCATCTTTCTTGCTTCCTTGTACTCGTCTCCGATGTAGCCGAGCCTTAAGAGAAAGCAGCGGAAACTGTATTTTTCGTTGTCCGTCACGGTTTCTCGCTCCAGAACTCTTTTTTGCTCTTTGGCCATCCGGCAGAGTTTTGACACAAATTCCGTATAAATCCTTGCTTCATCGGCATCAAGAACTCGGTCAAACCAGGGAAAATCCACGGTTTCAATTTCTCTAAGTGCAACCGTTCTGTCAGCGTTTAACGCCTTTTTGATAAGAGCACCCTTGGATTCTAAAATCCGATCCAGCTTTCGCATGGTTTCCGTTGAAAAATACTCCGAGGGAAGCGAGATGGTAAAGCTGTCTTTTGAGGTCTTAAAGCCCTGAGCTTCAAGTTCTTTTACAATCCTCTCCACATCCTCTTTTAAGAAGTTTACGCCCCAGATGAAGGTGCCGTCTTTTTCTAAAAAAGAGTTTCCGATGCGGTAGCTCATGGACGGCATGCCTAGGTAGTTCACTTCCGTTTCAAGAATGCCCGCCAGGGCTTTGGCGAGGTCTTTTCTTTTGTATCCTTCGAGTAAGAATCTGGTTTCCATAATTACCTCCCCGCTTCCGAGCGTCCAAGCTCATAGGCTTTTTCCAGAAGTTCTCTAAGTCCCCAGACGCTGATTTCGTGAAAATCCAGCGAGTCGCTGTTTCTGCTCTCAAGCGTCTCAATATCGGGATAGCGTTCCTTGACGATAGCTTCCAGTTTCTTTTCTAAATCTTTTTTCATGGCTTTTTCCTCCTTCGTTTTTGTAGGTACATGTTCGCTCTAAAAGGAGGATAAGCCAAGTCATAAAAGCCTTTATTTGCAGGTATTTCAGGCTATTTACCGGACAAATTTACACCCGTGTTTTTGTTATTAACCGACAGTTTTGACAAGCTTTTTATAAGGGATTTTCTTGCCGTCTCGCTCTACAAAAACATCCGAACTGTCGCCTGATTTAAATTCCACATACCGCCTTAAAATGACCGATGCGTACTTTTCATCAATCTCTGCCATGTAGCAGATGCGGTCTGTTTGCTCACAGGCGATAAGAGTAGAACCGCTGCCGCCGAAAAGATCCAATACGATGCCGTTTGCCCGGCTTGAGTTTTGAATCGGGTAGGAAAGTAGGTCTATCGGCTTTGAGGTCGGATGGTTCTCGTTCTTCTTCGGTTTATTAAACTGCCAGACCGTCTTTTCCGCACGGCCTGCATACCATTCATGCTTGCCCTTTTTGTTCCAGCCAAAAAGGATCGGTTCATGCGACCACTGGTAGGGAGATCTTCCCAGCACCAGCGAGTCTTTTGCCCAGATGCAGACACCGGATAAGTGAAAGCCCGCATCTTCAAAAGCCTTTCTGAAAGTGAGTCCTTCCGTATCCGCATGAAAGACATAGGCGGAAGCTCCGGCTTCGGAAACCTCGATCATATTCTTAAAAGAACTTAGGAGAAAATCGTAAAACTCCTCGGCTTTCAGGTTATCGTTTTTGATGGAAAGACCGGATGCACTCTCGTAGCTTACCGCATAGGGCGGGTCGGTTAAAATCAGGTTTGCTTTCTTTTTGTCCATGAGCGCTTCTACATCTTGAAGCTTTGTCGCATCTCCGCAGATAAGACGGTGCCTTCCTAGTGTCCAGACATCGCCCGGTTCTACAAAGCTTGCTTCTTCCAGGGCAACGCTCAAGTCAAAGTCATCTTCCTCGGTTTCGATCTCGCCTAAGAGTTTATGAAGTTCAGTGTCGGTAAAGCCCAAAAGGTCGAGGTCAAAGTCCGCTCCTTCCAGTTCTGAAAGCTCTATCGACAGCATTTCTTCATCCCAGCCGGCATTAAGAGCAAGGCGGTTATCCGCCAAAATATAGGCTCTCTTTTGTGCTTCGGTTAAATGCTCCACAAAGACACAGGGCACTTCCGTCAGCCCTTCTTCTTTGGCCGCCTGTACCCGTCCGTGTCCGGCAAGGATGTTGTAGTCCTTATCGATCAGGCAGGGGTTGATGAAGCCAAATTCACGGATGGAAGCTCGAAGCTGAAGGATTTGTTCTTTGCTGTGCGTTCTGGCATTTCTGGCATAGGGAACGAGTTTATCAATGGGAACTTTTTCAAGGTGCTCCGTCATTTTCATGGGCTCACCCCCGCATGAAACAAAAGTCCTGCCAGGTCATTTTCCCAGGGAAGTTCGCTGTCACCGAAGTGTCCCTTGATAGCAAGAGGAGCATAGGAATCCTGCCTGAGCTTTAAGTAGTGAATCATGGGCAAAACCGATAAGGGAAAGAGCGTCTCGCACTCTTCCTTAATCGTTTCTATGTCCTTTGTCTCCGTGCCGAAGCAGTCAATATCAAAGTACAAAGGCTCAGGCCTTCCGATAGCGTAAGCAATGGATACTTCACATTCCTTTGCAAGGCCTGAAGAGACGACACTTCGTGCGATGAGCCTTGCCATGTAGGCACCCGATCTGTCCACCTTGGTCGGATCTTTCCCGGAAAAAGCTCCGCCACCGTGCCTTGCAAGACCGCCGTAGGTATCAACAGCAAGCTTTCTGCCGGTTAAGCCGGTGTCGGCTTCAGGACCCCCAAAGACAAACCTGCCCGTCGGATTGATATGGATATCTTCTTCCTCAAAGGGAAGCACGCCCTCTAAGGCAGGACGAATCACATGAGTGTGAATCGCCTTTCGGAGATCCGCATTGGAGATGCTCTCCTCATGCTGGCTGGATAATACGACCGAGTGAATCCTTGTCGCTTCACTGTTTTCGTACTCAACAGTCACAAGACACTTGCCGTCAGGCATAAGTTCAGGGATGATGTTTTTCTCTCGCACTTCTTCAAGTCTCATCGTGAGCCTTCTTGCCAGCACTTGAGGAAGCGGAAGGTATTCAGGGGTTTCATCCGTTGCATAGCCGTAGACGATTCCCTGATCGCCCGCACCGAGCAGGTTTTCCCCTCGGTCAACACCCTGTGCGATGTCGGGGCTTTGTGCGTGAAGTCTTACTTTAATCTCGAAATTTTGAGGTTCATAGCCCACATCAAAAAGTACATCTCGCACAATATTTTCTACATCGAGAGCAGCTTTGCTCGTCACTTCTCCCGCAACTAAAATAAGCCCCTTTGTCGCCATTACTTCTACGGCAACTCTGGAGCTTTCGTCACCTTTCAGATAGCCGTCCAGAATGCTGTCAGCTATATAGTCACAGAGCTTATCCGGGTGACCCTTCGTCACGGACTCGGCTGATTTATAATGTTTCATCTTGTTTTTCCTCCGCTTCAATAATTTTTCTTGCCACCGCTTCCGCAACAGGAACCGTAACGGCATTGCCTGCCTGCTTGTAAAGCTGAGATTCCGAGCAGACAGCGGCTGCTTTTTCATAGAGATGATCCGGAAAGCCCTGAAGCCTAAAGCACTCTTTCGGCGTAAGCCTTCTGATGGCATAGTGATTGCCGTTGCTCAGAAGCACGCCGTGCCGGTCTTGTCCGGTTAGGGTAAAGGACGGCTCGCCGTCTTCCTTCACACGCCTTGCTGTCTTGGATCTTGGCGATGTGCGAAAAGGTGTAGACACACTTCTTGCTTCAAGAACTCCCGTCCGCATGCCTTTGTTGTCAAGACCGTGTCCGTAGGTCGCAACGATGCAGGTCGATTGATCCCTCGTTTTTACCTTACCTTTGCTAACCGTCATTCCTTCCTGCGAAATTAAATAGAGCCCGGTTTTCGCACCGAGCCCTCCTACAGAAGATTGGATTGTGCATGCGACACCTCCGGGATCGTAGACCCGGTAGCCTTGGGATCCGCCTATAAGCCTTCTAAGATGCGCATCGTTTTCTCCTTCGAAAGGTAGTATTTCAAATCGACCTCTTGTTCTAAGATGTCCAATAAGGAAGATGCGCTCTCTTGACTGGGGCACGCCGTAGTCTTTGGAATTGAGCACCTGCCAGAAGACGTCGTACCCTGCTTCATCCATTTCAAGGAGAACACGGGCAAAGTCCCATCCGTCATGAATGGATAGTAGGTTTTTAACGTTTTCAGCGACAAGCCATCGGGGCTTATCTTTTTCTTCTTTGCCCTTGACGAGGTCAAGGACTGTAAAATATAGGCCGCTTCTTTCCGCAGAGACTCCTCTTTGAAAGCCGGCAACTGAGATATCCTGGCAAGGAAAGCCGAAGGTCCAGCAGTCTGCAAAGGGGATATCTTTTGATTTAATGCTTCGTATGTCTTCACAAAACCACTCTCCCTTCGTGTCAAACATTGCCCGGTAAGATTCAAGGGCAAATTTATCGTTCTCACAGCTTCCGATACAGCGAAAGCCCGCTCTTTCGAACCCTAAGCGGAAACCTCCGATTCCGGAAAAAAGATCAATCATCGTCCGCATCTTAGTCACGCTCCTTTTTCTTTCGAAGGAGACGCTCCATCATGTCGTCCTGGGGTGTGGAAATAAAAGCGGTCGTCGTGTTTTGCTTTACGATGTCAAAAATCTCGTACCAAATGAGGTTGGCCTGTTTTTGAAAATTCTGGCTCATGGAAACAAAGGGGCTAGCTATCGCTCCGCCTGTTGTCGGATGCTTTCCTAACAGGCCATAGGTGCTGACCGCTTCCTCACACTGAATAAAGCGGGCAAAGGCCTGTGCATAGGATTCAATAAGTCTCGGATTGACGAGCTTCTCGCAGCGTCTTTCCTTTAACCAGAGCCAGGTTTCCTTGTAAATTTCATCTGCACCTAAGGGCTTGCCGTCTTTTTGCCGAGCGGACAGGTAGTCCGACGGCTCAGGCATGTCCTCACCGTATAAATCCGAGATGCCTTCCGGCTCATCCGGAGCAAAAAGGGCCTCCGGGTCAAAATCGTGTGTTTCTAACACATTTGCTTCTTTTCCGGCGGCAATCTTGTCAACTAAGGCTTCCGGCTTGCTGCCGGCCTTGACACGTCTGCCGCCTCGGTATGTTCCGTCTCTTGCCACAAGGCACCTCCTTTCCTGAAAATAAAAAAGGGGGTTAATCCCCCGTTTGAATTGAACTTTTTTTGCACGGCGCCCACCGCCCGTTGCTCGGAAAATCCTCCGCAGAGATTGAGACCCCCCTACCTAAGTCAGCTCCACCTGTCGCCACGCTCGGCATGGATTCTCGAATGGCAGGACTTACAAAGAGCCATCAAGTTTTTTTGTTTATTTGTTCCACCTTCGGACAAAGGAATGATGTGATGAACTTCTTCTGAGGGAGTGAGCTTCCCATTTCGTTTGCACTCCTCACACAAAGGGTGAGCCTTGATGTAGCGGTCACGGATGCGTTTCCAAGCTCTGCCGTAGCGTCTTCTTGTCTCTGGATCCCTTTGGTATTTTTCGTATCGTCTTGCTTCCTCCTGCTCATGCTTCTTACAAAATCTTCCCTCAACAAGCTCGGGACAGCCGGGATAAGAACAGGGGCGCTTCGGTTTTCTTGGCATCAAGCACCTCCCGCATAAAAAAACCTGCAGCATCGCCGCAGGTCTTCTGAGTTTTTTCCTAGCTTAATAGTATCAGGGTCTTTAGTTACAAAGCATTATCAAATCGTTTCTGTTTGTTCCATTTCGTTCCAAAGTGTCTGAACGGCTCTGTCGGCTGAAAAAGCAGCTTCCAAGGCACTCAGCACCTCCTGCTTCTTTCTGTACATGGAACTCTTGCTTATATAAAACCTGTCCGACGCTTCGGAAAGAGAAAGCCTGTCCAGCCACAAAGCCTTGATGACTTCTTGCTCCTCACTTGCCCTTGATCGTATAAGCCAGTCCAAATAGGAAAGCTGACGAAAGCGCATCTCAGCGTGCTTCAGTCTATGATCAACGGCCGCATCGTTGACAAAGTCGGCACAGCCTTTTAAGTGTTTTAAGACTCCTCCAAGTTCTAGCGTGTCGCCCGACGGCTCCGGCATATTCTGCTGAAGCATCGTCTGCAAGAGATACAAATCCGCTTCCAGTTCGTTTTTATAAAGCTCATAGTTTTCAAGCATTGTCTCGATTATCATCGCATAATTCCTCCTTCCGAAAACCGAAGTATTGATATTGTCTTTCCAGTGTCTTTGCCATTCGCAGGGTGGCTTTCTCTTTTTTTCTTAAAAACTCCACACCGCTTAAAGAAAAGCGTTCACAGACCTCACCCCAGCGTCTGCCTTCCAAAATGTCATAAGTCATCAGGTCTCGGTAAAAGCGCGGCAAGGCACGAATGGCATAGCGGATAAATTCCACTTCCTTGGCAGCCTTTTCGTAATCCTCCGTCATCTCTCTTTCCGCCTTATGATTGATGAGCCAGGCAAGCCTGCGATAAGAAGTGGCGATGTAAAAGATGCGGTTATTGGAGCGCTGTTTTTGTACTCTGACTTCATCGCCGGTCTTTCCGGGAAAGGTCAGCATCTCCAAAACCTCGCTTGCCTTAATCGGAATAAACTGTGCCATTTCCTGTTCCAGCTCTTTCATCCTTTTGGCGTTCTCGGGGTAACATTTAAGCATTTCTTTGACTTTCTTTATGCTATCCATCCGTCACCCTCGCTTTCACCGCCTGCATTAAAGCTTCCTGCATGACGTCCTTTTTCTCGAGTGCTCGCGCCACATCCCGGTCAATCGTACCCTCGGCAAGAAGCCGGAAGATGACGACCGTATCCTTTTGTCCCTGCCTCCAAAATCTGGCATTGGCCTGACTGTAAAGTTCCAGCGACCAGGGAAGGGAAAACCAGATCACGGTAGAGCCGCCGTGTTGGAGATTGAGACCATGTCCCATCGAAGCGGGGTGAGCCATAGCGATTGAGATCTCGCCTTTGTTCCAAGCCTTAAAGTCTTCAGGTGTTTTAATTTCCACTGCTTCCTTGAAACGCTCTTTTATCCGGCTTCGTTCATGGCGATAGTTGTAGTAGATAAGAACGGGCTTTCCGTTTGCCGCTTCGATTAGGTCTTCCAAGGTATCAAGCTTGGATGAATGTAGCTCTGCGATGCTTCCTTGGTCGTCATAGACAGCACCCGATGCCATCTGAATGAGTTTATTAGTAAGGACGGCAGCATTTACAGCATCAATGGTTTTGTCCATTAACTCCGCCACCATCTCATGCTCCATCTCCATATAGATGTTCTTTGCTGTATCCGAGAGTTTGACCTTCACATCCCGCTCCAGACGCTGCGGCATCTTGAGAAAGTCGCAACTTTTCATAGAAACGCATAGACCGGATAAAAGACCGTAAATAAACTTCTCTGCACCGGAACGGGGCTTATAGGAATAGACGATATAGCCGTTCATTCGGTCAGGAACAAAGAAATCCGCCCGGTAGCTTCCGATTGTTTTCCCGAGACGCTTACCCTGATCTAAAAGATAAATCTCTGACCATAAATCCATCAGCCCGTTGGTCGAGGGCGTTCCCGTAAGGCCTACAACACGGTCAATGCCGGGACGCTTTTTCCGAAGTGCCTTGAAGCGTTTACTGGACGGATTTTTAAAGCTCGAAAGCTCATCAATCACCAGCATGTCAAAATCCCAGTCATATAGATCACAAAGCCAGGCGACATTCTCCCTGTTAATCACATAGATATCGGCAGGTATTTTAAGAGCATCGATTCTTTCCTTTTCACTGCCCAAAACCTTGGAGATTCGAAGAAAGGTCAGATGATCCCATTTTTCAAGCTCTTCTGTCCAAGTATTCTCCGCTACACGAAGCGGAGCGATGACGAGAACTTTTGAAATTTCAAAGTAGTCAAACATCAATTCCCAGATGGCGGAAAGTGTGATCACTGTCTTCCCAAGTCCGGGCTCTAAGAAAAGGCCGCAGGCTTTTTTCTTGATGATTTCCTCTTTGGCATATTCCTGATAATCATGAGCCTTGTATTGCATTAAGAATCCCTCCGATATCTCCCGGATCGTCCAAGACAAAAACCTGAAAGCCCAAGCTCCTGATTTGTTTATGCCTTTGAAGCTGCAAGGCTCCGGGACTTTTGCCGGGTTTCTTTACTTCCACAAATCCCATCCTTCCTCCAGGAAGAAGGATGAGTCTATCCGGCACACCGTTCCAGCCGGGAGAGACGAACTTTAAACAAAGCCCGGATTTTTTCCTGGTTTCCGTCAATAATTTATGTTCTATCTGTTTTTCAAGCATTGTTATTTCCTCCGTCAAACGTTGATATTTCAGGCTTTTCTCCGAGAGGGTGCAGGTCGGTGCAAGTCATCTAATAAACTTCTCTATATAGAATTTTTGACCTAAAATTTTCGCCCTAAAGGGGTTTTATACAAAGACCTGCACCGACCTGCACCTTTTGACTTTTAGTCCATAAATTCAGACTTTAAACGAAGCCCTAAAACCACCATTCCGGCTTTCGTTTTCTTGCGTTCATAGCCTTCAATTTCAAGGGCTGTATAAAAGTCCGCCGTGCTTCTCGTCCATTCGCCTGTTCTCTGGCAATAGGCCCGGTAATCCTGGTAAAACTCACCCGACTTTTGCGTATATGATGGATCAATCTCACAGCATTCCTCGAGAAAGCCTGAGAGCCAGTCGTTATTCTCCCGGTATCTATGAATGGCATTAGCCACACATTTCGGAATGGGGATCTTGAAGTCTTTATCGATGGCTTTTCTCGCGCCCTCAATAATCCAGGAAAGAATCGCGCCGCCCGCATGTTCCACCAGATAGTCCGCATAATTTTTGATATCCGCCTTGCCTTTAATCTTGGCCTGAAAGGGAATGACGATGAGCCTTCGCCAAGTGCCGTCATCATTCGCCCCAACTTTGGGGAGATGGTTCGTATAAAGGACAAGGGTATGAGTCGGTGTAAATTTGAAAGGGTCTTTATATTTCTTTTCGCCGGAGACAAGGTCTGTAGAACAAAGCTGTTTGATGACGGAAGTATTAAGCCGCATGCCTTCTTCTAGCTCTGCCGCAATGACCAGCCGTTTTCCTTTCAGCTCAGCAATCTCAGGCTTTACATTTCTTCTGCATCCGACCGTCAAAGCATCTGCCGAGATTGTACCGCTGTAGTTTCCCAGCACCTTAGCAATGGAGTTCCAAAAGGTCGACTTGCCGTTCGAACCTTCTCCATAGGAAATAATCAGTGCTTCCATATAGACCTTGCCGATAGCGGAAAGTCCTACAATCTGCTGGACATATTCGATGAGTTCCTGATCGTTTAAGAAAAAGCCCGAGACCGCATCAAGCCAGAGTTTCTCGTTTTTCGTATCGGGCGAGACCAGAGTGATTTTCGTCATATAATCTTCAGGCTTATGTGGCACCGCTCCTTGAAGGCCTTTTGTCAGATCATAGGCAGCAGTAGGCGTATTCAGCATAAAATCCTGACTGTCAAAGTCTTGAATCATTTTAAGGAGCATGGGCTTTGCCGCCTGAAGTGCGGAAGTGACATACTTCATGTCACGCCTTTTCATAACAAAATTTTTATAGGCAAGGGCGACTCGATATAAATCAAATGTTTTCTTTTGTTCAGGCTCGATAGCTTTTTCAAGCGTCCTGCCGCCTGCCTGAATGAGCTCTTGGGTTACCCCTGATTCCGTGAGAAACTTTGTCGCTTTTCCAAGCACAGCCTTTGCTTCTTCCAGCTGCTTATCCAAAAAATCCTGACAGACACCGACCGCTTTTTGCCTTGATTCCTCCCAATGCGTCCCGTTATAGGTCATGTAGTCTGTCGCATCGGTGTAGACGAGGATCTCGCCTTTTTCTCGGGTCAAGACCTTAGCCTGACCGATGTCCGAAAAATCGGGCGGCATAAGTGAGAAGTCCTTGCCGTATTCTTCCGGAGGAATATAACCTTCCTGTGCCGATACTTTTTTTCCGAAGCGCATCGCACTCTGCCAGATGGTTTGAAGTTCATGATCCGAAAGCGGAGGATTACAGAGGTCAGCCTTTTTAAGAAACATCTCATGGGCTTCCTCCGTTGCGCCAAGCCTTATGATGATGCGGCCGGCGTAGTGCGAGAGTGTCTTATTTCTTGTGCCTTCCGGAATCTCACTTTGCGCTTCATCCCATTCGGCAAAATCATCTCGGATAAAGTCCGTGATAAGCTGATCGCCTTCACGCCAAATGACCTCCGTGTCGGGGTTTCCGTACATGAAACGGGCACTTCCCAAAGCCCCGGCATCGAAGAAGGAAAAGAAATCGGCCAGTTCTTCTTTGAGCTTTGCGTAACCCTCACCATCCTTTGTTTCAGGAATGGGAAAGTAGATATGAAATCTCGGTCTTGCAGATCTCATGCCTTTTTCCTTCATGTGATTTCTGCTGGTAGCGATGGCGAGAGAGACACCCTCAAAGAGACTCAGGATATCCTCAGGTAGAATCCAAGTCTTAGGATCATCACTTTTTTCGTTATCACAGTCCATGCTGATATGGTCGGCTTTGATAAAATTTGCATTGCTTCGATAGTTGTTTTGATATCTTGCCGCCACATGGTCAAAGGAGACGGCATCCTTAAACGTTGCTTCGTCCGTTACCTCAAGTCTGTTTGGATAGTAAACATTCGATTCCTGTCCGCAGGTATCTGCTGTGTAAATGGTTAGTTTCATTCGACTTCCTCCTGCACCACAGGGATGCCCAGTTCCTCCGCCGCTTTCATCTCCTGCCACATACCAATGCTGATCTGGCCGCCAAAGACACGGACTTCATCAGAGTGGCGCATGATTTCAAGGTTCATCTCCATAGCTCGCTCTCGTTCAGCATCAATGTTGTCATCCATAAACTGAGGAAATAGAAGGTGCGAAGCGATGGGGATATTGCCTTCTTCTACAATCCCCCGGCAGTATTCTCTGGCATTTTTAGTGTTCGTCTCGATATCTCCCCGATAGGGTGAGCAGACATAAATGAGCTTGTTCATATAAAAAAAACTCCTTTCGATTATTCTCGAGAGGAGCAAAACAAAAGGGATAATGATCCTCTCACTATCCCCTTGGACAAGTTATGCGGTTTTGGGCAAAGAAATCTAGATTTTTAGATGTGAGTTTCTAAATCAAAAATCTCGGGTGAATTAAAACGTATCTCATTGGCTTCACGCCTGACATTGAAATTCGACGTCTCTAACAAAGTTGATCTTAATTTTAACTTCCCTTCCTCATCTTCTAAAACATATTCTGTCTTGTTGTTACGAATAAAGGTAGAAGTCTCTCTAGAAAAACCATGTCGCTGTAATAAAATCGTTAGACGGTTAGTAGTTCCATATTCGACGTATTCATACCAATTGTTGTCAAACTCTGTTACGCCATGAACACGTTTATATTCATTCGAGAATCTTAAAAAATAATTTGAAATACTAAAGAGGATTATATTTTCGATAACCTCCAAAGTATCAGATATCACACTATTTCGATGAGGAAGATCGTCCTTGTATGTTGTCTGTTTGTAGTTGTACCAAAATGAACGGGGATTTTCCTTTCTAAAACTAAGCGCTCTACTAATAATAAAACTAAGACCATGTCCTTCCATCCATTGACTCAGAATAACTGCATACCATCGAAGTAGAGTATGTTGACCATCTTTTACCCTACCCAGAGTAGTTGATTCATACTGCTCCCACTTAAATATGCTACAGAGCTTTTCTAAAAAATTCAGAATATCATTGTATACAAACCTTCCCGAGCTGTCTTTTTCCGGGTAAGCTAGACCTTTTTGTATAGCACGAACAAGATTTGATGTTTGATCAACAGATATATTGATGTCATCATCTTGTTGAACCGTTTTATTTAAAAAGGTCTCTCTGATTTTTTGCTCATCTTCGGCAGTTAAATACTCCTCAAATTCTCGTTTAATTATACTATTGCGATTGTGTGTGATATCATTTACCAAGATTAGAGCAAATTTACGCATCATCAGATAAACTTCTTCTGTGGTTCTTTCCTCTTTTTCAATAGATACGCTACCGGAAACCAAGGTCTCGACAATAGCCTTTTTTTCTGACTTTTTTAGCACTTTGCTACTTTCAATGGAAAGCACCTGTTCCGGCACATTTTTATCTAGTAATTCTATATATTCTTCTTTCTTAGTTTCGTTTTTCTCAGACACAAAAAACACATTCCCGTGTAAATTGTATTCAATCCGCCCAACACGGCCGATTAGATTTCTAAAATCAATGGGTGTCATCTTAGACCTACTTATTTTGCTACCCATAATAAGAAGATTATCAGCAGGAAGATTCACTCCTTCCAAAAGAGTACTCATACAAAACATCGTACTAATTGAGCCCTCTCGGAACAAATCCTCAATACGCATCCTAATCGCTGACGGTAAATAGCCGATATGATACGCAACACCCTTCCTAATTATTTTTGCAAGATAATAGTCAGAATGAATTTCTCGTTCAATATCTCCGGCTAACTCACTTAACCTAGCATCATTTTTGTCTTCCAAATTCCTAGCATAATTGATTGCATTATCTATTGCTTTTTGCTTGCTTCCGTAAAACACGATAGTTTGTTGGTTTTTGTCTCCGTTTTTATTCAAATGAATATTATGCAAACAGTAATTAAGCAAATTATCCACTTCAGGCAAAGCGGCAATATCAATAACTTTATTGGCGCGTTCATTATATACGCTGATTTTTCCTTCGTTTTCATCCACGAAAAACTTAACCTGTACTACCGGCGAATAGGTAGATGCTAAACTTCGTTCTTTATCAGCACTCTCGGCTGACAATAATCGCAAATAGACTTCTGGATTAGGTACATTAGGAGAAGCAAAAATAAAATGCGGGGGTGGTTGATTTCGATTAAGCAGCAAATTAACCACTTGGTAGTAAAAAGGTGCCCGCCTATTTTTTCCGGATAGTTTGTGCGCTTCATCAATAAAAATATAATCAATTTTTAAATCGGGTCTTTCGATAAGTAAATACAACATTCTTTCCGGGGTTAAAATAAAGATGAAATTATGCTTCTTCTTTAATGCAATCTCACCGGAAGAAGTAACAACATGATAATTATATCTTTCAAGATCAGACCTAATATCATTTATTGTCTGACTGCGCATCTCATTTATTAAGGCCTTTGTCGGCACAAGAAGGGCATAGTTATTTTTCACTCCTGTTTGAACTTGTGCTTTAATAAATTTACGCATAATAAAGGATTTACCCATTGAAGTAGGGCCTGAATAACTGAAATATTCGTCCTTCAAGCGCTGATATACTTTCTTCTGCGCGGCAAGAAACTTCATATCTGTTTCTCCAGGAATTGCGAGATAATCGCTTCGGAACGCAGAAAACAGCTCATCAAGCATATCCGTATGATCAATGGCACTTGCGATAAGTTTGCTACCAGGATAATTACCTGTATTTGCAAAAACAAACCCTGCATATATTCTTATTGTTTCATTGTCGGGATGGGAATGCATAAGCAACGTAACAATCTCTTGGGCTAAGATATGGTGTTGCTCTCTTTTTTCAGGATGTGTCGATTTTGATAGAAGATCGGCAAAGCGCAAAGCATCAGAAATATTAAAATCTACAAACTTTCGAGGATGATTGAGATTTAATTGCTCGACTGCGTAGTTATACAGAATTTTTGCATACAGTTCATTCAGATATTCATTTTGATCTATATCCGAAAAGATAAGGTTGCCGATTTTGCATTGACCTATATTATCCATCTGTATCCCTCTCTCCGAAGACTGCATTCATAATTTGTTGCTTGTCATTAGCAGCATCATTTAGTGGAATAAAATAAATATAGAATGAATAGTTTCCTAGATTTAGAGTATTTATTTTGTTAATGATATATTGTGTGTGAGCTTTGATGTCTGTCTTCATTTTTTGCTCAAGCTGTACTTCAAAATCTTGATTTGTATAATTGTTTGGGTTCAGCCCTAAGTCATAGGCCAAAAATATCCCAAATGCTGTATCGTATGAGGCTCGACGATTCTGCCCCTTTTGGGGAAGCAATAGGTCTTTGATTTTTTGAGCTGTACTCTGATCAACAGTTTTTGTGAAAATGGTGTTTTCAGCCAGTAAAACTTCCTGATCGCTCTTGGAATGAATCTTTGCAACTCGATTAAATGCAGCATCAATGGCATCTTTAACATCTCCAACAATACTAGATGTTCCAAAAACAATGTTATAGTAAGCATTCCCATTGGAATTGGTCGAAGACAAGAAATGAATAGCATCACATTCGCTATCATAGCTTCCTGACTGTGCTTTTAATTCGACCTTGCTTAAAATCTTGGGGGCTTCAAGCACTTCTTCCAGAAAAACGTAAAGCAGGATTTCTCCAAGATCATTACCACTATCACGCTTGCCGGGATCAGCATTTGCCTTCATGATATTCATCGCATCAAGCCCTACACTAAAAGCGTTATCATCAAGTTTATATTCTTCAATTTTTGCTCGAGAAAAAACATACTGCCCGATGTTTCTTTGAAGAAATTGCTGCAAATGGCCAAAGACAAAAAGGTTGTTAGAGACCTCAAGGTGAAAAAGGCGCAACTGCTCCGGGTTTCGCAAATTCAATTTCTCTGAATGCGAAACCTCGAAGAAAATATTATTAAATGATCCTCCATGCAGTGTTTTATCTGGCAGATTCTCCATAAATCACCTATAAATCAGTTTTGTTTTTTTAGTTCAATAATCGATTCATCCCCACATATATTTCTTATCTTCAACCTCAACGGTTCATTTTCAGCCCTTATGGTTCCATCCCAAAAATCTTTTATTTCGTTTCCGTTCACCGTGATATAGCCTTTTTTATCAATCTTAATTTCACTGTCAGAATGCCATTCGCCATCGCTTGAGGTGCAGTCCAAGGAAAGGTACTCGATGCACTCTAATCCTGTATCGCTTATCTGAATGGGCTTGAATTTTTTCTTTCCCGTGCTTTGTGCCAAGGAACGCATGTTGAAATCGTCTATTTTCCCTAACACCCGATCACTTACAAAACGGTCTACTTGGACAATATATTCTTGCAATAAAGTGCTTGGATCTCTCTCCACAGACCACTCGACCTCATCATTAATAACCACATCCGATAAAACGGTTTTTAGATCCTTTAGCTCTACTTCTATCATCGTTGGATTTTCATCGTGAATGAACTTACTTATTTCTTTTTCATCGACGAGGTCAATGTAATAAAGAATAACTTTCTTCGTTGAAGGGGGTAGGTCAGGAAGGTGAAGATGAACGATTTCATTCATTGCGGGTAAATCAAGAATTTTGGCTGAGCTATCCATGAGATTCGGCACAAAGACAGGAACACGCCCCAGACGAGAGTGGGTAAAAGAACCGGCCCAAAAATCACTTAAGTTTTCATCCTTTTTCAATCCCGGAATTAAGCTATAGAGTTTATCCATCGTCTGAACAGGATTTCTAAAAAGAGATACACCGTCTTGAATTTCATAAACAGAGAAAGATGCTCCATCCCTATATAACCTGTCTCGCATCGTCTGGATGCTGTTTATACCAATATCAGAGGTGATGAAGCGGCGATTAAGCTTGGATGCTACTGCCGCAGTAACGCCGCTACCACCAAAGAAGTCACATACTACCATGCCCTCATCAGATGATGCTTTTATAATGCGTTCGAGGAGGCCTTCAGGCTTTTGTGTTGCGTAATTTTCTGATTCTCTAGCCTGTGAATTTATAGGAAATATGTCAACCCAAATATCCCCAACAGCTTTTCCTTCTCTCTCATCTAAATATCTTTTCACTCTAGGAGTTCCGTTTGAGGTGAATATAATTCTTCCTTCTTGCAGACCTTTATCTATATTTTCCTGGCTCCATATCCAATGTTTACCAGCAGGCGGCTCTAACCATCCATAATCTTCGCCAAAATAGCGAGCAGGGCCACTTCCAGTTTGCGTAAAGCTATCATCGGTGTATCTTCTGCCATCCTCATCCGCCTTTTTATAGTGAGAGTTTATTAGCTTTTGAGACGGGGGAACGAACTGTTTATTGTGGATATATGAATTATTCGAAAAAGAGTAGAAAAAAATCGTATCGTGAAGGTTTCCGAATGTTTCTGCTTGTCGCTTTGCCGCTCTTAATTTCTGCCAAATAATCTCGTTACGAAAATTATCCTCTCCAAAGATTTCATCCATTAGGATTTTTACGTAATGGCCAATATGCCAGTCCAGATGGACGTAAATGCTTGCTGTCTCACTCATGACGGATTTAATAGCAACAAGATTCTCAAACATCCAATTGAGATACTTTTCCTTATTCCAAATGTCGCCATACATTTTTTCTTCAAAGCTTCGAAATTCGTCCGTCATATCGACTTCTTCACCGATATCAGCTAATTCTTTTGCCTTATCTTTCAGTTCCTGCTCTGCTTTCTCGATAGCATCGGCTATTTTAGGATTGCGACGAATGTAAACTTGCTTTGCGTAATCAGCACCGCTCGCAAATGGAGGGTCTATATAAACCAAATCTGCTTCTATTCCATGTTCTTTCATGTAGGCACAAGTAGATAAGCATTCTCCACGAATAACCATGTTTTCATTTTCAGAGGCACCAACTTGCTCTATTTTTTCAAGTTCGTAATAGGGCATTCCTCGCTTCACATGATTGAAGACTTCAGTATCTCCTTTATATCTGAGGGTTCTTCTGAAATTATTTAATAGGGCCTGACCCTCAATAGGCTCCGGAGAGTAGGGTACGTACTTCTTTGGCATATTTAATCCTCCACAAAAAATGTTTTTATTGTTCTAATGGCTTGTGACAAACGTTCTGCTTCCGCCAAGGTATCTTCCAGATAAAGGTAGTCAAAACGCTTGTATTTATAACGCACATTGTTTTCGTTGCAAAAGATATTTTCCACAAACGCCCTTTTCCTTTGGAAGTTTGGATCATTTGCATAGATTTCGCCTTTTGTCTCTACAATGAGAGCCTTATGGATTGACTCTCCTTTTTGATCGCGCTTTAAAATCAAAAAGTCCGGCGTGTATGATCCGATATATTGATATCCTCCATTTTTCTTGTAGCAACGTATTTTAAACTCCGTCAAATTATCGTCGCCGTTATAGTAGATTTCTAATTGAAGATTGCGAAAATCTTTTAGAGTCAAAACTTCCGCTAAGAATTTCTTTTCAAAATCACTATCCATGCGGTAAGGAAGATAGTGATAAGTGTAATCCACATAATTTGCCACACTGTACTGTGCCTGAATATCTTTTACAAGATCAAATTGACCGATGTTTTTCAATGATTCAATAGCCTCTTTTACTTCCGGAGTCAGAACAAGCTGACCGGCATCATGTGAAACAATGCGTTTACACTCATCCTGACCGGGCATGAACTTATTGGGATGAGAAGTTTCAATTTCCGGGGTGAAACGCATAATATCTAGCAACGCAGCATTTCCCTCGATGAACTCTTCTTTTTTCTTCAATGAACGCTTGGGAATAAAACTTTTTCTTATGGAGTCCAAAAGCTCGGAGTAGATATAGGAAGAAGAAAGGTAGTGGACACCTTCGTCCTCGTAGGTAATCTGTTCATATAAATTTTTAAAGATTTCTGCATACGATGCAAGACTATCGAGAGAAACCCCCGTAAAACTAGTTTTTGCAATATCCCTTACGAAGTCAAGGTATGACAGTACCCGCTGCCCACGCTCTTTTTCTAACACACCAACTTCGGAGCGTTTGCCTGTGAAATCTTGAGTCCAGGTGAGAACATCCTGCTGCTTTACTTGTCCAGTAACAGAATTAAGAGAGCTTTCCACATTCAGAGGTTCTTCGTTAATAAGAGCCTGATACTCTACCTGAAGCTGATAGTGGTTAAGCTCGGGAACTCTTAATCGTTCCATCCGATTATACCTTTTTAATGTTTCGTAATTAGAAGACCCGCCTTTTTGAAATTCTTCAAGATTCGTCTTATGTTGTTTCGCCAATTGATCATTTAAGGTTTCCGCATTTCCATCATTTAAGACGATTAAAGCTGATTCTTTTTTACCTTTTTCTACTTGGCGCAAACAACGGCATGAAGTTTGTAAGACCATGTTTTTCGGCGAATCACTGGTTTGGGACAAGATGACTCCCGTTAAAGATCGGCAATCCCATCCTTCTTTTCCGATTTGAACAAGAAGAATAATCCGAATTGTTGAAAATGGCTGGTCTAATGCTGCAAACTTAGCCTCGTTTTCTGCCGGCAAGCTATAGTCCTTATTACTACGATAATATTTCAAAATATCTGTAGAAGGGTTAAGTCCATATTCGACAGCAATCCGCTCAACCAGAGGATATACTTCTTCTTCTAGGGTTTTAATTTGGCCACAATAAATGGCAATCTTCGCTGTTGTTCCATCTTCGTATACCTTGTCTGCATACTGCTCAAGAAATTCTCGCAATCCGTCTTCGGTGATGTTTAAGCGATTTCGATCTGTAGACACCTGCACTTTAGGTATCTTTAAGAAATTACCGATGCCCTCAACCAATGGATAATAATAAACAACATTCGTTATTTCCTGCATGGCAACGTCTAAGCTGTCGTTTACAGAGAATTTTTCTTTCTTAGAAAGGTAAGGGGTGCCTGTAAAACTGATTACAGAGTGGAACTTGTCCCCTGTAGCCCATCGATTGATTACCCCTCTTAATTTAATGTCATCTGTTGCGGCATGATGAACTTCATCGACAAATACGCTAAGGTTGGGAATCTTTCCCAGTAAATTTCTAAGCTCGTTGGCCTGTTTGTCCTTGTCATCCTCGCTATCTTCAAAAAAGTTTAGTTGCCCGGACTCTACCGTGATACGGTCAAGTATAACTTTTTCAGCATTGGTAATCGCCACCAAGCCGAAGAGCTCCTCAAACGGCTGATGCAGAGCGATTTTTTGAACGTTTGGATTACGAACTCGATTAGAGCGTTTAGCACTACTTTGCTCATCCAGAACTTCAAACTTAAGTAACTTTTTGAGTTCTGAAGCCGCCGGTTCAGGAATAACCCAACTGGGATCAAATTCCTGAATCGTACGCAAACTTGGAACCACGGAAGACTTTAATCCTGAAGGCGCCATAATAACAAAATTATGCGCAAAAGCCTCGTTTTCCGGTTCATTCAAAGCAAAATACAGATCCAGGTAGATGAAAGCTGCCATTAAATATGTTTTCCCAGCACCCATAGGAAGAGAAAAAAGATAATCCGTATAATTTGCGTTATAAAAATACTCCTCCCAAAATTTCGCAGCATTTATTGCTTCAGAATCTTCTTGAATCGCATTAATAATTTTTTGAGATACAACTTCACCATCCGTTTTAAGGCTTGCAAATTCATACATCATCAGTAATGCAGGATCTGCAATCATTTTTTTCTTTACGCTTTCTGCTAGCGGAAGTTCCGACACATCCAATGAGGAAAAAACATCTGTAGAGAACAGCTCGGCTAAGGGCTTAGCTTGATGCTCAATTTTCAAATATAGATAGGTTTTTATAGCTTCAATTTGTGCATCGCGCAGGAAAGCACACTTTGTCATATAAGAGATGAGATCCTTGATTTGGCAACTATCTGAGCCAAACCACTCATCTCTCTTTTTTTGAATAATTTGATTTATCATCGTATTAGCTTGCCTCCTGCTAAACTACTCATGATCAGCACTATTACGCTCATCAGCTCCTCCTGAGCGAATCCAATCATCTACTTCTGACAACTTAAATTTCCAAAGTCGCCCTAATTTATATGCGGGCATGTCTTTTTTCTCGATCCATTGGAGAATACTGTCGCGCCCAACGCCAAGGTATTCTTGAATTTCTTTCATACTCGACCATTTTTCAACTGTGTTGTCGTCCACTTTGTACCTCCAAGAGTTGTGTATTTACCACATCTATTACAACGTTTAATACATTCGTATCACCTGGAAAGCAATCTTGATTATTTGCATCCATCATCTTCCACACACTGATTGCCTTGTTTTCTTTTCCACGAGAATCAAAGTCCACAGACAGTTTTACAATTTTGTTAGGCTCAACAGTTTGTATTGGGATTACCCTTTTTGATGGACGTATGGAAACATCTTCTTCATCCATGCATTTTAAGCATCGATCTTTCCAGGTAACTTTTCCCATGTTGTGAATCACCCATGTATGGGTGATTTTTTTATAAAAAGCCACTTGATAGTTCTGCTCAATCGGCGGGTTCTCAACCCAAAGACCATCATTGCGATAAAGCGTTCTGATATACCGTACATCTCTTTCTTCGGGATTATTTAGATAAGCCTGATAAGAGGCAATGATAGTTTCTCTCTCATCCTCATTTTGATGAATAATGATTTGCAACTGATCTGCCAGTGCAGCAACCCAGGCCTGTAAATTAACTTCTGATTTTGGAATTCCTACCTTATCCATAGCTTCACTAGCATGTGTCACATCGAAAAACTGCATTAAAAATTGTTCTACATTTTCATGTTGTATTGGATTTGGGATTTGCTCAGAAATGTCAGAAGTTAGTGCTTTCCCACCATTAAAGAGCTTCTGGTAGTAGTCAGGTGAGTATTGCAAGGATGCTCCAGTACTCTTAAATAATTTTTCCACAAAAACTTTTTGATTTGGAATAGATGTAGAGCGCTTATATGTGAGTTTGCAAAAATCACTGAATTTCAAAACGGCACTCCTTTCTCTTCCAGTTGCAGTACCAAAAAAGAGTCCCCTCGGTACCACATATTTTCGCCCAGTACCTATAGCTAGTACCATTCACAACTTCGTAATCTATACACGAGGAATAAAACAAAGTCCTTCGTGGACATTGATGTCGAAGTCGCATTAATTATACCACGTATATCGACGTTAATCCACAAAAACAGACATGTTTCTTTCTCAAACGCTATATTTCTTAACCATGAAAAGGAGGTGACAAGTATGGCCAAACGAAACTCGAAGCAGACTTCAAGAAAAGTTGCTCGTAAAGCTTCTCGCATTTTGCGAGACGGACGCTACAGCAAAAATTCGAAGTCTGTGGCAGGCAGCGCTTTATCGCAAACCAAGCCTAAGCGCAAGTAATTTACCCGGCGGTGCAGAGACAGCCCTTAACTGGACAGCCTGCATTGCCAAAGTCGTAATCCACCCAAAAATTATCTAAAGCCGATCTGTGCACGGAAAGGCATAGGATACAGAAAACGTCAAAACACTGCACCAAGCAGTCATGGCGATTTCAGTACCTTTCTTTTCTGTGCCCATTTTTCGGCTCTAAAGGTCTCGTGTACTGAATCGCACGGGACCTTTTCTATATTCCTTTGCCCTTTCCTCCGGACGGCGGAAAGGACAAAAGATGAAAAATTTAGACAAACAAAGTCAATCCAAGAAACAACGCTACTACCCGTTAAGAAGACCGGACGACCCCTATAGCGTCGACCTTATCCCGGTCAGTGAAGAAATCTATCAGGAACTAAATCAAAGCATCAATCGAATCCGAAAGCAGGAACAGAGGGCATGTCGATGCTTTTGCCCCAAACACCTCTTTTGGAAGTGTGCGGCTGACTGTGATGTCTGCCCTTATCACAAAAAAGGAGAATTCCTTTCACTGGATGTGCTAGTTGCAGATGAAAACAAGGATATGAGCACGCTTATCGACTTAATCGCAGATGAATCAGATTTATCTGAAGAGCTGGAAGAAAAGGCATTCAAAGAAGCTATCCACGCTGCAATTCAAAGCTTGTCTCCCCGTGACCGGGAAATAGCCCGTCTCTTCATGGACGGTCTTAGCGAACGAGCTATCGCATCTAAAATCGACTGTCCAAGAAAAACCGTGAACTACAGAAAATCGGTCATTTTCAAAACCCTGCTTGAGAAATTAAGCGACTGGTTTTAGACCATCAAAAACTTTTTTCAATTTCGTTTGCCCAAAATCCCTCCTCTTGTCCAAGGGGAGGGTGAAGGGACAAACGATACCTGCCCTTCGGATAGGAGGAACGCCAATGAAACGAGCAAGAGATCCGGATGACAAACAGCTGATCGGACTACTTATCACCATCAGCATCATGTCAAAAAGATTAGCACAAGAACTCATGAGTAAGAGAAAGGAGGCCAAGTATGGAGCCAATGCAAATCTATGAACACGAACAGTTCGGAAAAATCCGAACACTGACAAAAGACGGAGACATCTGGTTTGTCGCAACGGATATTTGCGATGCACTGGATATCAAAAACACAACTGACGCTGTTAAGCGCCTGGATGATGACGAACGGTCTAGATTCAATCTAGGTCGTCAGGGAATGACCAACTGCATCAATGAGTACGGCTTATATAACCTGATTCTAGCCAGCCGAAAACCTGAAGCGAAAACCTTCAAACGCTGGATCACGCATGAGGTGTTGCCGGACATTCGAAAACACGGAGCCTACTTGACTCCTGCGAAGCTAGAAGAAGTACTTCTTAATCCGGACACCTTAATTCAGCTGGCAACGGAACTCAAAAAAGCAAGAGAAGAACGTGATGTCCTTTCCATCCAAAATTCGGAACTTACCGTTCAAAACACGGTCATGCAGCCTAAGGCGGACTACTTTGATGAGCTGGTGGACAGAAACCTACTCTCTAATTTCCGCAATACGGCAAAGGCGCTCGGTGTTAAGCAAAAGGAGTTTATCGACTATCTCCTGAGCCACGGCTACATCTACAGGGATGCGAAAGGCACGCTCTTTCCTTACGCCGAGAAAAATGACGGTCTTTTTGAAATCAAGGAATGTTTCAACGAGAAAACCGACTGGAAAGGCTATCAGACACTGATTACGCCCAAGGGACGTGAGACATTCCGTCTTCTTCTCGAAGGAGGTGTCTCATGAGCAGAATCAAATTACTAAAAGACATTGTTGATGATATGCACGCTTTGGCGGACAGCCTTGGCACATTGGCATCGGCACTCGAAAGCGACAAGCCTGTGGCTCCGGAGAAGCCTGCAAAACCCGAACTCAGTCTGTCCGATATCAGAGCCGTTCTCGCCAAAAAGTCGCAAGCAGGTTTCACCAAGGAGATTAAGGCACTGATTGAAAAGTACGGTGCGGAGAAACTCTCAGCGGTAGAACCCATGCACTACGAAGCCTTGCTAAAGGAAGTGGAGGGATTAAAGAAATGACAGCACACGCCATGTTATCCGCTTCTTCTTCCTACAGGTGGCTTCACTGCCCGCCCTCAGCAAGGCTGAACGCAAAGGTCAGAGATGAAGCATCGCCCTATGCCTTAGAAGGTTCAGCGGCACACGAGCTTGCGGAATACAAGCTGAAATCAGCCCTCGGCATGAAAGCGAATGACCCGACGGAAAACCTCTCCTACTACTCAAAAGAGATGGACGATGCGGCAGCCTTCTATGCCGACCATATCATGGAGAGCCTTGAAGGGATAAAGCAAACCACCACCGATCCGATTGTCCTGATTGAGCAAAGGCTCGACTTCTCCGACATCGTACCGAAGGGCTTTGGCACAGCGGACTGCATCATCATCGCTGACGATACGCTCTATCTCTGGGATTTTAAGTACGGAACAGGGGTGCTGGTCGAAGCGGAACGAAATCCCCAGCTTATGCTCTACGGCCTGGCGGCAAGCCTTCTCTTTGACAGCATCTACGATTTTGATGAAGTCAAAATGACCATTTTTCAGCCGAGAAGAGACAATATCTCAAGCTTTACCTTGCCAAAAGAAGAACTCTACGGCTGGGCCAAAGAAACTGTAAAGCCCATCGCCGCACTGGCCTTTGAGGGCAAGGGCGACTTTGCTGCCGGAAGCTGGTGTCAGTTCTGCAAGGTAAAAGCGACCTGTGCAGAACGAGCAAGTGCCAATCTTGAACTGGCTAAGTATGACTTTGCCAGGCCACCGCTTCTAACAGATGAGGAAATCGAATCTGTCCTAGGAAAACTTGACGAGCTTTCCGCATGGGCCAAGGACATCAAGGACTACGCCTTGACAGCTGCCAAATCCGGCAAGAAATGGGCGGGATTCAAACTCGTTGAAGGCAGGTCAAACCGCAAGTACAGCGATGAAGCAAAAGTCGCCGAGACGGTTAAGCAGGCAGGCTTTGACCCTTATGAAAAGAAGGTCTTAGGCATCACTGCCATGACTCAGCTTCTCGGCAGGAAACAGTTCAGCGATCTCTTAGGAGATCTCGTGATTAAGCCCCAAGGCAAACCGACGCTTGTACCGGAAAGCGATAAAAGACCGGAAATGACAAACATATTTGATGATTTTAAGGAGGAAACGATCCATGACTAAGAATCCAATGAAAGTAATTACAGGTAAAGACACTCGCTGGTCCTACGCCAATGTGTGGGAGCCAAAATCCATTAATGGCGGAGTGCCGAAGTTCTCGGTATCTCTCATCATTCCAAAAAGCGACAAGAAAACCATTGAAGCCATCAAGAAAGCGATTCAAGCTGCCTACAAAGAAGGCGAAGCGAAGCTGAAAGGCAATAGCCGCTCTGTTCCGCCGCTTGAGTCCATCAAAACACCGCTTCGTGACGGTGATACGGAGCGTCCGGATGACGAAGCCTATGCAAACAGCTATTTTCTCAACGCCAACTCAACCACTCAGCCGGGTATCGTCGATGCCAATGTGCAGCCGATCCTGACCCGCTCTGAAGTCTACAGCGGAGTCTACGGCAGAGCGTCCATTAACTTCTACGCATTCAACTCCAACGGCAATCGAGGAATCGCCTGTGGCTTAAATAACCTGCAGAAAATCCGTGACGGAGAACCCTTGGGAAGCCGCACCAGCGCAGAAGATGACTTTGCTGATTTTGCTGAAGAAGATGACTTCTTGAGCTAAGGAGGAAATCTCATGTTTTGTGAATACTTTTCTCAGCTCTATCAGCTTTTCACAGCAACGCTTCTGGCCGGAACACTAGCCTTCTTACCTTTCTACCTTGTCTACAGATTCTGTAAAGCCGTATGGAGACAGGCAAAAAGGCAAAAGAAAAACTGATGACGGGAGGGCGGGGTCAAAGGCTCCGCCCTTTCTCTCTATGGAGGAAGTAAATGAAAACAATATGCTTAGACATTGAAACTTTTTCCTCTGCCGATTTAAGAAAAACAGGAGTTTATCGCTATGTCGAGGAGCCGGACTTTGAAATTCTGCTTCTTTCTTATGCAATCGACGGAGGAGAGATAAAGACGATTGACCTCGCTCAGGGTGAAAAGATGCCGGAAAAACTCATTCATGCCTTTCTTTCAGATGATGTCATCAAGTGGGCTTTTAACGCTCAGTTTGAGCGGGTTTGTATCTCGGAATGGCTGAAAAGAGAGGGTTATGTCTTAGAAAAGCCGCTACCCTTTGGACACGATCCTGAGTACCTGCTTTACCTTGATCCAAAGTCCTGGTACTGCGATATGGCCTGGTCTGCCTATCTGGGACTTCCCTTATCTTTGGAAGGGGTCGGTGAGGTTTTAGGGCTGGATAAACAAAAACTAAAGACCGGCAAAGATCTCATCCGCTATTTTTCTCTTCCCTGTAAAGCGACTCGAACAAATGGCGGCAGAACAAAAAATCTGCCCTCACACGATCCGGAAAAATGGGCACTTTACAAATCCTACAACAAGCGAGATGTGGAAACGGAACTTCTCATTCATGACAAGCTTTCCCGTTTTTCTATGCCGGATAAGGAATGGGAGATTTATCACAGAGATCAGGAAATAAATGACCTCGGCATTTTGCTGGATAAAGACCTCGCTAAAAATGCCATCCGGATGAATGAAGCCGTCCGTGAAGAAAGCATGGCAAAACTGAGAAGAATCACCGGGCTTGAAAATCCCAATTCTGTCCTGCAGCTGAAAGGGTGGCTTTTTTCAAAGGGAATCGCAACTGAATCTCTTGATAGAAAGGCAGTAAAAGAACTCCTTAAAGATGCTTCAGGCGATGTCAAAGAGGTTCTTGAAACCAGGCAGGAACTTGCCAAGTCCAGCGTTAAGAAATACGAAACGATGAGAGACTGCATCTGTCGTGACGGTCGCGCCAGAGGACTCTTGCAGTTCTATGGAGCCAACCGCACCGGTCGCTTTTCAGGAAGGCTCATTCAAGTTCAAAATCTCCCAAGAAACAAGATGGAGGATTTGGAGCTAGCAAGAAAGCTGGTCAAAGATGGTGACCTTAAATCCTTAAGTCTGCTCTTTGATTCTATTCCGCAAGTCTTATCGGAACTTATCCGCACCGCCTTTATTCCAAAAAAAGGACGCATCTTTCTTGTCGCTGACTACTCGGCCATTGAAGCAAGAGTTTTAGCCTGGCTGGCGGAAGAAACATGGCGGATGGCACTTTTCTCTGAAGGTGGTGATATCTACTGCAGGTCGGCAAGTGAGATGTTCGGTGTTCCCGTAGAAAAGCACGGTGTGAATGCACATCTCAGGCAAAAAGGAAAGATAGCGGAACTCGCCTGTGGCTACGGCGGCTCGGTTGGAGCCTTGAAAGCAATGGGTGCCCTTGAGATGGGGCTTTTGGAAGAGGAACTGCCGAACTTGGTAAGTGCCTGGCGTGCGACGAACCCTAATATTGTCATGCTCTGGCAGGACATTGACCGGGCGGCTATAGCTACTGTCAGAGAGCGTTCCAAGAAAAAGGAAGTCAAAAATATCCGTTTTAACTATGAGTCCGGCATGCTCATCATCACCCTTCCGTCCAGCCGAGAGCTATTCTATGCAAAACCCCGCATTGAAGAAAACCGCTTCGGCGGTGAGTCCATCACCTATGAAGGGGTAGGCACGGGAAAGCGCTGGGAGCGAATTGAAACCTACGGAGCAAAGCTTGTCGAAAACATCGTGCAGGCTATTTCCAGAGACATCCTATGCAGTGCCCTTATGACCTTTAAATATTCAGACATTGTCATGCATGTCCACGATGAGATCGTGATCGAAGCTGATCCCCGCATGTCGGTACAGGCTGTGTGCGACCAGATGAGCAGGACACCAAAATGGGCTAAAGGTCTAAAACTTGACGCGGACGGATTTACTTGTTCGTTTTATCAGAAAGATTAATTGCCCAAAAACGCCTGATCTGTCCAAGGGGGAAGTGAAGGGAGTTTTCCCTATCACAAAAAAACGGAGGACAGATCATGTTTTATACCAAATTGACGCTTTCAGAAAACAGCAAGGTTATCACCCGCTTATCGGATAAAAACGTCTATTCCATTTGCCCTAAATGCGGAAAAGAAATCCGGGTGAACCTGAGTGACGTTTTGAAAGAGGAAGATACCGATCTTCATACAACCTGTGTCTATTGCAAATCCTGTGCGGCCGAGTGGTTGAAAGAAAAAGCGGAGGTCTTCTATGAATGACCTCCAGAGAAAAGCTATCGAAAAATTAAGAAACAAAGGTGCAGGCTACAAGGCTATCGCTCAAAAACTGGGGCTTTCTGTCAACACCGTGAAGTCTCACTGCAGACGAAACGGGCTGACGGGAAACCGAAGCGGCACAGATGCTATTGAAGTTCTCTTTTGCAAAAAGTGCGGAAAGAAGCTCACGCAGACCGAAGGAGCAAAGCAGAAAAGCTTTTGTTCCGATGAATGCAGGCTCTCCTGGTGGAAAGAACATCCGGATAAGGTAAAGCGTAAAGCCTACTACGAGCTGATCTGTGCTTATTGCCATAAAGCCTTTTATTCATACGGAAACAAGAATAGAAAGTACTGCTCCCATGAATGTTATATCGCTGACCGCTTCGGAGGTGGTCTTTCATGACAAAGGAGCAATTTGAAAGAGAAGCAAGATATCAAGAAGCCTTCCTGCTGGTGGAAAACCTGTATGAAAAAGGGCTTCTGACAGCCGAAGAAAGCCGGAATTTAATGCACCATTTTGAAGACTTATATCAGCCCATAATCGGCCATTTATTACTTGCTATTTATCCTCTTTAGAGTGATGTATATGGGTGGAGGTGATAGTTCATGACGAAAATAATACAAAAAGTGAACGCCGTGAAAATGGAGCCGCCAAGGAAAAGAAAGGTGGCTGCCTATGCTCGGATATCTATCGAGAAAGGCAGAACGCCCCATTCGCTCTCTGCTCAAATCAGCTATTACAGCAAGTTCATTCAAGGAAATGCCGACTGGGAGTATGCCGGAGTCTATGCCGACAAAGCCGTCTCAGGGTTAACAACAGACAGACCGGAATTTCAAAGAATGCTAAGTGATGCACGGGACGGGAAAATCGACATCATCCTTACAAAGTCCATATCCCGCTTTGCAAGAAATACGGTCGACCTTTTGGAAACAGTAAGGGAGCTGAAGGATTTAGGCATTGAAGTGCGTTTTCAAAAAGAAAAGATTCATACCTTATCTGAAGACGGTGAGCTGATGCTTTCGCTTCTTGCTTCCTTTGCCCAAGAGGAAAGCAGATCCATTTCCGAAAATGTGAAATGGGGCATTCGCAAGAACTTTCAAAAAGGCATCGGGAATTCCTTTCATATTTACGGCTACCGCTGGACAGGCAAAGAGTTTGTCATTGTCGAAGAGGAAGCCAAAATTGTAAGGCTTATTTACGATAACTACCTCAAAGGCATTTCAGCGGAAAAGACAGAAAAGCAGCTCGAAGAGATGGGTGTAAAGTCCTATACGGGTGGCCATTTTGGAAACAACAGCATCCGCCAAATCTTAAAGCAGGAACGCTACACCGGAAATACGCTCTTTCAGAAAACCTACATCGAAGACGGAAAAACCAAGTACAACAATGGTGAACTTCCTCAATATTATGCGAGAAACACCCACCCTGCCATCATCAGCGAGGAAACTTTCAACAAGGTACAGGAAATAAGACAGAAAAAACGGGAGCTGGGGGCTTTTGCCAATCCGCATATCAAGACATCCGCTTTAACTTCCAAAATCAAATGTACACATTGCAATCGCAGCTTTCAAAGAGCCGGCAAGAAAAACAAGACCGGGCATACAAGGTGCTGGATGTGTGCGACAAGAAAAGCGGGACAGGGAAATCCCTGTGGCACCGGTGATATAAACGAGGAACAGCTCAAGAAAATCATAAGTGAGGTTCTCGACATTGATGAATTTGATGACGAAGTCTTTCTTGAAAAAGTAGATCATATCGATGTCACAGGAAAAGACCATCTGGAATTTTTTATGACCGATGGTTCGCTTATTCATCGCACCTATGCATCCACTGCCAGAAAAGATGCCTGGACACCCGAATACAAAGAAAGATACAAAAGGATAAAGCGAAGCAAAGATACCAACGGTTTAAAAAATCCAGCAACTCCCTATACAGGATTTATCAGGTGTGCCAGATGTGGCAACAGTTTTAGTGGACAAAGGAGAACTCTAAAAGACGGCACAACAGAATATTACTTGAGATGTCGAACGAAGATTAGTGAGTGTCCGTCAAACACTATTCAGGAATCGACCTTGAACGCTTTAGTCTGCGATGTTTTAGATCTTGATGAATATAGCGAAGAAGCAATGGACAAGGCGATGGATTACTGCGAGATAGCAGATAATACCGTATCCTTTCACTTTCGTGACGGCCACTTCGAAGAAAGACAATACGAAGAAAAGAAACGGGGCACGCCCTGGAGCAAGGAGCGTCGCAAAAAGGCCTTAAAAGGCATGAAAGAATACTGGAGCGATCCTGAACATCGCAAAGAAGCAAGCGATCGCATGAAGAAAATAAGGAAGGAGAAAAAATGGTCAAGTCAGTAACAACAATACCTGCCAGAATCAATAAAAAGACTGCCATGCCCATTGACTCTCCCCGAAAAAGACGAGTCGCTGCTTATGCCCGTGTTTCTACCGACAGCGAAGAACAGGCAACAAGCTATGAAGCACAGGTCGACTATTACACCAATTACATCAAGAGCCGAAATGACTGGGAGTTTGTCAGAGTATATGCCGATGAGGGCATCACTGGAACAAGCACCAAGGATCGTGTTGAATTTAAGGCAATGATAAATGATGCCCTTGACGGCAAAATCGACCTCATCATCACAAAATCTGTCAGCCGCTTTGCAAGAAATACAGTCGACACTTTAACGACCGTCAGGAAGCTTAAAGAGAAAAACATCGAGGTCTGGTTCGAAAAAGAAAACATTCAAACGCTCGATTCAAAAGGCGAGCTTCTCATCACTATCATGTCCTCTCTTGCCCAGGAAGAATCCCGCTCCATTTCTGAAAACTGCACCTGGGGACAAAGAAAGCGGTTCGCTGACGGGAAAGTCACCGTGCCTTTTAGCCGTTTCTTGGGCTATGACCGAGGAGAGGACGGCAATCTGGTCGTCAATCCCGAGGAAGCCAAAAGTGTAAAACTTCTATACGGTCTTTTCCTTGAAGGACGGTCTTGCTACGGAGTCGCTAAGGAACTGACGTCTCGAGGGATTAAAACACCCGGCGGCAAAGACAAGTGGAGTGCCCAAAGCGTAAGATCCATCCTTACAAACGAAAAATACAAGGGAGATGCCCTTTTACAGAAGTCTTTCACCGTTGACTTTCTAACCAAGAAGAAAAAGATCAACGAGGGTGAAATTCCGCAATACTATGTGAAAAACAATCACGAAGCCATCATCGAGCCTGAGACTTGGGATTTTGTGCAAACACTGCTTGAGCATGATTACAGGAAGTCAAAGAACAGCGTCACCATCTTTTCAGGGAAGCTACAATGCGAGGACTGTGGAGACTGGTACGGTTCTAAGGTCTGGCATTCCACCAGCAAATATAAACGCACGATCTGGCAGTGTAACAGCAAGTTTAAAGAAAAATGTCACACCCCGCACTTTACCGAGGATGAAATCAAAGAAGCCTTTATGAACGCCGTGAATGTTTTGATGAAAGACCGTGAGCAGATTCAAGCGAACTTTCAAGCTATAGAAACCATCGCCTACGGCACAAAAGAGCTGGAGATTGAGCGTGACAAGCTCTATGCGGAAATGGAGTCCATATCAAATCTCATGGAACAGGCCATTCAAAATAACGCCAGAGTGGCCTTAGACCAGGAAAAGTACAATCAGGAATTTGATGAGATGACTGAGCGGTTTAACAGTGTGAAGAAAAAGTACGATGCCATCAATGAAAAGATCGAAGACAAGAAAACTCGGCACATCCAGGCTGGGCGATTTATAAAAACTCTACTGTCCGAAGACGAGACGGCAACTTTCAGCCCGCTTCTCTGGCAGAGCCTGCTTGATTATGCCAGGGTTTCAAGGGATGGAACGCTGACCTTTATTTTCAGAAACGGGATGGAGATTTAACGAATTCTGATTGCGTGTAATGCTCGCAAAGCATCTGTTGCATGCTTGCCCCAGTGATTATTGAGTCCAAACTTCCATTCAAACACGGCGTTTCCCGTTCTCCCCGCCTCAAACTCCCTCATTCCATCGTACAAATCAGTGGCGATGTCGGACAAATCATCAGCAAGATTTGCGCAAACAGCATCTTCTTGATTAAAAGGATCAAAGATTTCCCAATAGAGCTGTGGTATCTGCTCTGCGAACGTAATCAGTATTTCATCTGTCTCATCTGACACAACTGAATTTATCGTTTCGGGCTCTGTTTCAGGGAGATTAACAGCTGAAATGTAAAGCTTCATCAACAATTCCATCAAAGTCGCAATATCACTTATCGTCATTTCTTTTGCTGAAATAAAATGGCAGTATTTATCTGCTAGATTATAAAACTCCTTGATTTTATCCATCCTGCACACCCCTAAAATCTTTTGAACCCCCTAAGCAAGGACTTTTATAAGTTCTTTCCTTCAAGGGTCATCAAGGTATGATTTAAGTTCTGCATCAATGTAAATCTCATCTCTTGTTTTTATTAGACCTGCACACACCTTTTGTTCCTAGTTTATAAATAATTAAAATGTATAGGAATAATTAAGATGTTGAATTGTTCATTTGACGCTCAAATGACTGTCGAATAAGACTCATTATGTATGGCAGATCTTTAATATCAGAAAAGCCCACCTCTACATCTCCATTACCCCATCTTCCAAGGTTTGTAATATCCTTGCATATTTGTCTTGGATCATTAATCTCTGAAAAAGGCATGTTCAAAGAAAGTCTCAAACGTTTGGCCTGTGGAACTACATCAACAAAATTAGTTTCAGCTTTAAAAGCAATATATAGTTTTAAATGTTCCTCAGTCACCACAGGATCTATCGCTAAAATCTCTTTGCGAAGAACATCAAACAACAATCTAACATTTTCAACAAATGAACTATTAGTCGGCGACAAGTATGAATAATCGTTAATTGTATAAGCCGATTTAACCGTAGAATCAGGTCGATAAGTTGTAAGAACATCGTTTGGAAGCTTTGGTGACTGCCAAATCTCAACCGCAATATCAGCTAGCTTATTAGCTCTTTCCTTAATAGCTTTTTCATCCCAGTTTTCAACATTTCTAAGTGATTGATTTAGCTTAATCGGACTATCCCTAAAACCATTTTCCATATCCCTCTTGATAATAAAAGGATTATCACTATACTCAGAATTATAGCCAGTAAGTGTTAAATTCCCTATTGTATGTAACCATGTCTCCTGCACTCTTTTCCATTCAGGTCCAATCTCTTTCTTCCATTCATCTGGCAGATTAGGATTTTGTGGCATTATATGTTCTATCGTATATTGTTCTACTTGAACTTGCTCCTTACGACCATAGTTTTCGATTTTTTTAAACCAATAGCTTCTTCTTGGCATATTGTATACATCTCTAGTTTTAAGCTCATTTGCAAATTCAGCGTCATTAGGAAATCTGCGATATGATGGTAATAAAATAAAATGTGCTTTGATGCTTTCAACATAATGCATGCGATCTATCGATTTCATAAAAGTCGAAAAAGTTTTATTTAATGAATTAGTTGGAATAGAACAAATATTTCTTCTAAAAACATAAGCTTCAACCAATCTTAAAATCTGAACAAAGTCATCTTTAGTTAAAACACCAGTAGCATAGTCATCATAAACCTCTAAAAGCATAGGATAGGCTACATCAACTTTTAATTCTTTAATGTCATTAAAAGCAAGTAAGAGTTCCTTATCCTGTTCTTGTTTTAAAGTCATATTACAGAAGTATTTAGAGAATTTACGAATATCCTCTACAATCATACTCATATCAATATTTTTAAACTGCATCGAAGTTGCATATTTTTTGAATTTCTCATAAACCTCATTTATTTTAGGTATCTTTCCTGTCTTTACAGTTAAATAATGCCGCATGAATCTGTCGAATTCTGTAGTATAAGCTTCCTGCCCAAAGTCTAACTCCATTGGTCTCCAAAAATGTTCATATAGTTTTCTTTGTTCTTTTATGTCAAGCCCCATCAATATGTAATTACGTATTAGGTCTGCCTGGGTTAACTCTTTTCCAGTAGAGTTCATACTTTCAAATATCAACTGTGGATTATCCTGATCACTATTCAATGCAATGTCAACGACTATAAGTTTTGCTATCCCCCTACAAACTACATCTAGATTGTCTGAATATTCATCTAGCCATGTACTGAACATCTCATAGTTATCATATATTTTATATGAATAATCACGTGGGACATCAGATTTATCAACAATTGCTATCATAGAATCCCTGTCTGTTTTAGATAAAATAAGTTTGTAATACTTTTCCCCTTCTTCCTCTGGATTGCATAAATAATAATTTTTTAGTTTTCTGGGTGAAAAACCCTCTACAACTTCCTGCTTACCCTCTGGTAACAACTCTAGTTTATCTGCCAAGGCAGCAAGTAACAATGAAATTGTTGTCAATCTTTGTTGTCCGTCTATAACTAATATTGGTGATTGACTAGTTACTTGATAGATACCTTTTTCTATATAAACAATAGAACCAATAAAATGAGCATTAACATTGTCATCTTCACCAGCACGTATAATATCCCTCCATAGCTGGTGGCATTCTCTTTTGGACCAGGAATACGCTCTCTGGTAAATTGGTATAACAAATTGAGGGGATTTTTTTATAAATTCCAGTAATTTCGCTTCTGTTGCCTTCAATTTTCTAATCTCCTTTCATAATCTACAAGTATATTTATCGTTTGAATATTTTGCAAAGTTCTTCTAAAAAGTCTAATAATTCACCATACACAACATTATTATTTTCATTAATCGTAGGATAAAATAAAGGATATCTGATGCTGCACACCCCTTTTTAACTTTGCACACCCCTAAGCACAGTAATTTTTAGGATAATTAAATTGTATCAATTTCGGTATGATTATTTCTATGTAGATACAATCAACTTTTCCAGCATAAAGATATTCTAAAAGCTGTAAGGCATGGTAATTGTCTGCTTCGATCAAGGTATGCCAAAGGTCGCTGTCCGGCGCATTAGAAATAGAATCAACAA